ACAAAAAATAGCATTATGCCGACCAAAAATACGATCAGGTTAAGCGGGATCAACTGGATAACTCTTATCATAAGACCACCAGATCTCTATTTTCATAAACCGACTTCCCACTTTCATGCCGGGTTGCCCGGTCCAGTGCCATCACCCCTGCCACAATTCCATCGATCTTCTCCCGGCTTTTCTGCTTATTCGGCTTCACGTTTCCAGCCGGATCCGTTGAGACCATCAGATTATCTGCCATCCAGCGCAGCACCGGGTTGCCTCCATGCGCCAGCTTTCCATCCTGCACCAGCCTGAGCAGCTCCTTGGTCGGTGAGCTCATACTCTGGAAACCCTGCCCAAAACCGACCATCGTGAACCCTGCCCCCTCCAATTGCTGGCTCACCTGGAAAGCTCCCCAGCGGTCAAAGGCGATCTCCTTGATGTTATACAATTCTCCCAGCTCGTCGATCTTTTTCACAATGAAGCCATAATCGATCACATTTCCATCTGTCGCATAGATCAATCCCTGGCGTAACCAGGTAGAATAGGGCACCCGGTCCTTCCGCTCCCGCTCGATCATATTCTCCTCCGGGATCCAGAAGAATGGCAACCAGGCATACAGCTCAGCCTCGCCCTTCTCTGGCGGAAAGCACAGCACAAAACTGGCAATATCGCTCGTGCTGGCCAGGTCAAGCCCTCCATAACACACCGATTTCTTCAAGAGGGTCATATCTACTGGCGTATTGCATGCATCCCATTTCTCCATTGGCAGCCAGCGGGTTTCTTGCTGGGTCCATTGGTTGAGATGTAAGCGCCGAAAGGTGTTCTGGTATCCAGGCGATTGCTGTGCCTCGAGGCATTCTGTTTCCAGGTAATCTCGCTTCACGGTCACACCCAGCCCAGGGTTAGCCTTAGCCCAAATCATAGGATCCTGCCAATCATCCTTCTCGTCTGCAGATGCGATGTACGCAAAAAAGCTTTCATCCTCAATGATCCCGGATAATATCTTGCGAGCTTTTTCATGCTGCTCCCAGCAAATGGACTCTCGATCAAACCCTGCCGTGGTGATCGCCACCATCAATGGCTGCCGCCTGGCGCCCGTGGATGTTTTTAGCACATCCCACAGGTCCCGGTTAGGCTGGGCATGCAGCTCATCAAATACAACTCCATGTGCATTCAAGCCATGCTTGGTATAAGCATCCGCACTCAGCACCCGATAAACGCTCATTGTCTCTTGTACCAATATACTTTTCTTAAATGCTTGAGCAGAATCCGAGAGCACCGGGGAGTTATCAACCATCTGCTTTGCCAAGTCGAATACGATGCTGGCCTGGTCCTTATCTGCAGCTGCACTGTAGATCTCCGCCCCATATTCTCCATCTGCGAATAACAGGTATAGAGCAATCCCGGCACTTAAGGAGGATTTCCCATTCTTCCGTGGGATCTCAATATAAGCCGTCCGATAACGCCGTGTTCCATCCTTGCGCTTCCACCCGAACAATGGCCTGATCACATCTTCTCGTTGCCACTTCTCCAATATAAACGGACGCCCGGCCCACTCGCCTTTGACATGCATCAGCGCCCTCTCGAAGAAGTTCACTGCCACTTGTGCCGCCCGTTCATCAAACCAGAGGTCAGTCATTCTCGCCTTCTATATCAACCCCATCAAATAGCACCTCTGCCAACGTCTTCTTATTATCCGGAGGATTCACTTTCAGCCGGCTGCGGCTGCTGGCGCTCATTCCCAGCTCTGCCATTACTTTGGTCATCAGCGTGCGGTAAGCCACTGCCGTTGATATGCTGGGGTTCTTGATCACTCCACCCTTCGCTCCAGTGACAGTCAGCCCTTCTTTCGCTACATCTTCCTCAGCTTGGCGTGCCATTGAATAGGCTATACAATAGGTCTCCAGCATGGACCGGTCCACCTTGGCCAGCACTCCCGATTCCCGTAGATCCTTCACAACTCTATGCCATTCCTTCTTCGCCAGCTCATCAAGGTACTTTGGGCAGCTGAAACCACCCAGGGCTAATCGCGGCTCTGCTTCATTCAGCGGGCGCCGTCCTGGGTTCCCATTTAGCTTCTTTATTGCTGTTGGCTTCGGTTTCCTGCCTCTCAATTCAATACCTCTTAATCAGCCTAAAATCTTATAAAAATCGATAAAATATTGATGCTTTTGGGATCATTTTCCCAATACTAATTCGTCAATTTCGCGCATGCATATATAAGTCCCGCCCACGCTCCGTCCCCTCCAAGTCCTGAAGTTTTGAATACCCCTACCCTTTTAGATTTCATTGCGTGTCTTCTGACTGTGGTGTGAATGGCATAAGGATTGAAATGGTCCTTTAAAGAATTTCATTTGATCACCATCCCAACGTTTGATGTGATCACAATCAGTGGCAGGTGTATACCGATCCTCTTTCAGGCAGTCAGCACACCAGGGTTCCTTGGCTAATTGCATTTTCCTGATCCGTACCCATCTAGCAGTCTTATATAACCTCTGTTCTTTAGGATCTTGCATTGAATCTTGCTTATTTATATGACTATGCGAAGCACAAAACTGACCAACTCTAATTAGTTCTGGGCATCCTGGGTACAAACATCCCATTGATACTGTATGTGGCATGGCTACACCATGTTCCAGCCATGCAGCGCTGCTTCACGCCACAATATTTCTAATTGTGTCTTAGGTGGATTGGGTAATTGATTACCCCACCATGCCTCCAACTCTGCCAATGTACCATTCCATAGGTTAATATCTATTGGCCTATTGGCAGTGCCTGGCAATATGACCTTATCTCCTGAGCATTGCCATAACATTGCTGGTCCAGGGCATACTTTATAAGGATCAGGACTATATCCATAGACATTGGCTTTCTGCTTAAAATCGCCCCATGACCAGAATACTCTACCTCCTTGTGGGCATAATGAATAAGGATACCTTGCCCACCAATACTCAGCATGTGGCCAGTAATCTACAACTGTTAAGAACCATGCTCCTGTATAGATAACTGTTTTATATTGAGCACTGATCAGGTTATAGAATATCTGCACTTCATCAGCATAAACTTTAGGTGAATAGCCGTCTTTCCTGACCTCTATATCAGCAAATACGATCGTAACTCCCTGGGGTAAGTGATCATGCAGCCAATTGAAATTCTGCGATCCATTCACCCAGGGGTTATATACAAAATAGGGCGCCCTCAGGAAGTTGGATGCTTGATCCCACTGGTTGGTAAAATTGGCGTCCATATGGTGACCACCCGACATATCGTTAAGGCGAATAATGAGACCCGCTATATCAGCTTCATGCAGGATAGTCTCATCGACATCCAGGGCACCTTCCCAAACGTCTAATAAGATTTGCATAGCGCCTCATTTGCGATTATAGGTAAAAATGTCCGGTATATATTTCCTACGAACCACATTCCGATCGGTGTCAGGCTATCAGTACCCCATTCGATAAGCTGCACATTCCACTCGGCTGGATACCACCATTCAGTTTCTTCTGCCCTGTTAGTGAAATAAGCCCAGCGATCTATCCATAGTGTGCTTTCGAATAGATTTACTAAATCATTATCTACGTTTATATTCCCTGTTATTTCAGCAAATTCAGTTATCCAAAAAGTCCCACCGACTTTATTATGAAGTCGCTCGAGTTCTGATCTAACATAAGATATCCACGCCTCACCACTTATATAAACGTGAACTCCCCAATAATCCGGCATCTTGCATCCTGGCGTAATATTGCAGATATCCCAAAATAAGTTAAGCCAGTTCTGCCAGCTTCCCCAGAATATATTATTTCCCACTACCCATTTTGCATTAGAATACTTTGCTTGTAAAATCATATAGCGGTTAATGCCTGTTTGCGGGGAGATATTACATTGGGTTTCTACCTCAGGCTCATTGAATAGAAGTATATAATCTGAGTAATTGAGTGCCAGGTTTGGGTCTTCTCCGCACCAGCTCATTGGTACACAACTTTGAATATCGGCAGGGCATCCTCCCCAAACGTAGTACCAGGATGGATCTAACATCTGCAAGTCTTCCAAGTTTGGGTATGCCATTGCTAATCCCTTTTTTGGACCAGCGAATAGTGTTTTTTTATCAAGCGACAATGATGCCATCCCAATTGATAGACAGATTGCTGAAACGATAAGTATCTTTAGGACTTGATTGAATTTCATTCATCTAACTATTCAACCTTACTTAGGCGGTTCGACTGGCGGATTTGTAGTCCCAAGCTGTGTCATGGCTACTTCGGTTGTCTTACCAGTCTCGGTTGTAAGAATAACGTTTTTAGCAATTGGTTTATTAAGTCCAATTTTCGGACTGATAGAGAAGGTAGATTGGTTAGCCATCAATGCCAATAGGAATGCAGTGATCAGCCCAATGGCTCCTGGTTTATCACAGGTCACTGCAGTGATCCATCCAACACAAGACAATCCAAAGATAGCACCCGTGATCACAAGCAGGAGAATCAGCATGATGAATCGCTTTTTATCGTCCGGCAATGGCTGGAACCATGTGGCTAACCCAGGAACATATGAAAGCAGCAAAGACAAGGCTGCGCCTAGAATTATGAGCAGAGTTTGTGAGGTCATGTTATTCTCCTATTCAATCATGTAAGAAAGGATATATTTGATAGGGTCAACGTTATATTTGTTATGGTCGAGATGACCTGGCACCCGAACCTCGAAATGTAGATGCCAGCCAGTAGTTTGCCCAGCCCCATCAGCACCGACAGCACCACCAGACAGACCAATAATTGTTCCGCCCTGCACAATGTCGCCTTTATGCACAAGAGTTTTCGACAAATGAGCATACCAGCTTTCGTGACCATCACCATGCAGGATAGTGACAAACCGACCGTATGTCTTACTGTCCTGACAGGTCATGGTCACTACTCCATTCAGGATCGCATAAACTAATGTTCCAACAGGCACTTTGAAGTCAGCCACCACATGCCCCAAGTGACCAAACTCCTGATATACAAGCATATTGTCTAACGGATAATGCGGGTTTTCGTTTTTCGACTTCATATCAGTGTTTATTTAAGCCTTCTGTGGTTTCGGTTGCTTCGATTAAGACAGTGCTAAGATAGATCCCCAGCCGTTGAGCAGCCAATGTCATTGATATTTTTTCGGCACTTGAGAATGGATGGACGGCTGAATAACCTACAGAAAGTATGGCAGCCAGACAACCTTCCCCGTTTCTAATCGGGAGCAAGCAGTTTGATAATCCACCTAGGGCAAATGTTTTACTAATGTTGTTCGAGTCCTCTGAAAGTGTGGTAATAACCACATCCTCCGTAGTAAATTTATTCGCAGCATCCTTAAAAAAAGTAGTTGGCAAACTACGATAAACCATACTCATCGGCATTACGTTATTACTTGTAACTTCATGAGTTATTGACATGAACAAAAAAGGGATATGAGGCAATCCCATCGAATATATACCGTCATGAAATTGCCACAACTGGACCCAGTCGCATTCTATTTGATCTTTGAGCTCATCCAGGAGAGCCTTAACTTTCAGGTCGAAATGCAGAATATTATCCACATTTAGAGCTTTTTGTTGTTTTGCAGTGAGCTCTCTAATATTCCTGGAGGCGCTATACTCTCCCCAGATAGCATCAATTTTCGGTTTAAGCCATACTAACAAAACAATTAGAATGACTAAAGAGAGGCCAAATTTTTCGACTAGACTTAATAGGTCTTGAACTATTCCGATGCTCATAATAAAAATCTTATCAACCGACCGGAGTGCTATCAGGTGGAGTTGCGTTAGTCGTTCCTAACTCCTTGACCCCAATAGTCTCAGTCGCTCCTGAT